GCCAGGTTCGGCCTGTCGCCAGTGGACCGAAGTCGGCTGCAGTGGGAGATCGCCAAGGGCGAAGAGGCCGAGCGCCGGCGGCCGCCCAGGCCAGTGGAGGAGCCGCAGCAGCAGCCGGCGGCTGACCCACGGGCCATCCTTCGGGTGGTGAAGTGATGGCCGTCCTCATGGTGCCTGATGACGGCGACCAGTACTGGCCGACGCTTGGACCGCAGGTGTGCGACTTCATCGAGCGCTACCTGGTGCATGGCCCGGGTGACCTGCGGGGCCAGCCCGTGCGGCTGGACGCTGAAAAACGAGCCCTGATCTACCGGATGTATGAGGTCTACCCGAAGGGCCACCCGCAGGCCGGCCGGCGCCGTTTCCGCCGGGTGACGCTTTGTTTGCCCAAGGGCGTGGGCAAAACCGAGCTGGCGGCGTGGATCGCAGCCTGCGAGCTGCACCCCGAGGCTCCGGTGCGAACCGTGGGATGGACGCGGGACGGCGAGCCCATCGGCGGGCCTGTTACCGACCCGTATATCCCGCTGGTCGCCTACACCGAAGAGCAAAGCGACGAATTGGCCTATGGCGCCCTGCTGGCCATCCTGCAGGAGTCGCCGCTGCGGGATGACTTCGACCTGGGGCTGGAGCGCATCATGCGCCGGCGCGGCGACGGGAAGGCGGTATCCCTGGCCGGCGCTCCGAGCGCCCGAGACGGCGCCCGCACCACTTTCCAGGTCGCCGACGAAACCCACTGGTGGACGCTGCCGCGGCTTAAACAAGCCTACGTCACCATGATGGCGAACCTGCCGAAGCGGCGGCAGGCGGACCCGTGGATGCTCGAAATCACGACGGCGCCGGAGCCAGGCGCTGGGTCGGTGGCTGAGGATTCGCTGGAGTACGCCCGGGCGGTTGCCGAGGGGCGGATCAAGGAATCGCGGCTGTTCTTCTACTGGCGGTATGCCAGCGAAGACAACCCGCTCGAAACGGAAGAGGACGTGCGCCGGGCCGTCATCGAGGCGTCCGGCGCTGCCGCGTCCTGGCGGGACATCGACGGCATTGTGGATCTTTGGCGCGACCCGACGATGGATCGGCGCTATTTCCGCCGGGTGTGGCTGAACCAGCTGGTCAAGGGCGGGAAGCAGGCGTTTGACATCGAGAAGTGGCGCCAGCTGGCCGTGGCCGAATCGCCGGTGAAGGACGGTGACCTGATCGTCATCGGCTTTGACGGCGCCATGTTCCACGACAGCACGGCCATCGTGGCCACGCACGTCGAAACCGGCTACCAATGGCTTGCCGGCCTGTGGGAGCGTCCGATTGACGCCAACGGCCAGGAGAAGGAAGACTGGCAGGTGCCCGTCGACGAGGTCGACGCCGTCATCACGGACCTGTTCGAGCGGTACGAGGTCTGGCGCATGTACGCCGACCCGCAATACTGGCAGTCCTGGGTGGCGGCGTGGCAAGGCCGCTACGGCGAAGACAGGGTCATCGAGTGGTGGACCAACAGGCGGAAGCCCATGGCCTACGCCTTGGAGTCCTTCGCATCGGCGATTGCCGAAGGAAGCCTGAGCCACGACGGCAACAAGGACCTGGAGCGGCACCTGGGCAACGCCAGGAGGTATGACCTGCCTTTCCGGGACGACGAGGGACGGCCGCTGTGGCTGATTCGCAAGGAGCGGCCGGACAGCCCGCACAAGATCGACGCCGCTATGGCCGCGGTACTGTCCTGGGAAGCCAGGAAGGATGCCGTTGCGGCCGGCGTTACCAGCAAGCAAGAGGCAGGGCTATTCATCATCTAGGAGGGCGACGATGCGGGACATTTTCCGGCACATCAATGCCCGTGACGTCCACTTCTATGCTGGGGTCGCCATGCTGGCCGCAGGCGCGTATTTCGTGTATCCTCCGCTGGCGCTCATTGCGCCCGGGGTCGTTTTCCTCTACGTTTCGCTGCGAAGGGTGTAGCGCATGGGAATCCTCGACAGCATCGAACAGCGGAATACGACCCTGAAAAGCGCACTGAAGAACGCGCCGGACTGGCTGGCAGACGCTCTCGGAGGCGCACCGTCGCCAGTTGGTGTGCGGGTGACGCCCGAGAAGGCACTGGGCATCACGGCCTTTTGGAACGGCGTCCGGATTATCAGCCAGACCATCGCCAGCCTGCCGTTGGAAGTATACGAGCGGATGGATGACGGCAGCCGACGGCTGGCCCGGGAGCATCCGGTCTACCGTTTGCTTCACGTCAGGCCGAATCCGTACATGACGCCGTTCACGTTCAAGGAAATCAGGGCTGCTCATGTCCTGGTGTGGGGCGATTCCTTTGCCGAAATCGAGCGGGACAGGGCGGGGCGCCCCATCGCCCTCTGGCCACTGTTGCCTGACCGCACCGGAGTTGAGGTCCGAGACGGCAAGAAGGTCTATTGGACCATCGTCAACGGTGTCAAGGTGTACCTGTCGGCCGACCGGGTCCTCCATGTGCCCGGACTTGGATTCGACGGGCTTAGGGGCTACAGTGTCCTAAAGCTGTTCCGGGACAGCCTTGGATTGACCGTCGCCGCCAACGAGTACGGTGCCCAGTTCTTCGGCAACAGCGGCCGCCCGTCAGGCGTGTTGGTCCATCCCGGGAAGCTGGACGACGCGGAGCGCGCCCGTATCCGCGAGGAATGGAACCAGCTGCATAGCGGGTTGACCAAAGCGCAGCGAACCGCCGTGCTTTGGGGCGGTATGAAGTTCGAGCCCATTACCATGCCGCCCGAGGACGCCCAATTCCTCCAGACCCGGTCGATGCAGATCGACGAGGTCGCCCGCATCCTGAATATCAACCCGATCCTCCTACAGAAGACGGACGGGGCGACCACCTGGGGGACGGCCATCAGCCAGTTCCTAGTGGCCTTCGCGAAATTCACCATTACGCCCTGGCTCGAGCGGGAAGAGGACGTCCTGAATTACGACCTTTTTACCGAGCAAGAGCGGGGCAGGTACTACTGCAAGTACAACGTCGCTGCTCTCCTGCGCGGCGATTTGAAGACACAGGCCGAGATCTTAGAGATCGAGCGCCGCAACGGCATCATTAACGCTGACGAGTGGCGCGAGCTGACGGAGCGGAACCCGCTGCCTGGCGGTCAGGGCAAGTTGTATTTCATGCCGTTGAACATGGCACCGATTCAAGACATTGCCGACCGACCGCCGGAAAACTTACCGGCGCCGCAGCGATCTCTGCAGCGCTCCACGTACACGGAAGAGCGAGCGCTGGCTATTCGGCAGCGGCTGCGCGAGGCGCACTTGGCCGCCTTCGAGGACGGCGCACGACGGTTCGTCCGGCCGGAGGTACAGGCGCTGCGGCGGGCCATCAAGAGGGCTATCCAAAGCGGTGACCCGAAGCGGGCGCTGAACGACTGGATCGACCAGTTTTATCCCGACCACCGCCAGACCATTTACCGGGTCATGCTGCCGCTTGTGACGGCGCTGGCGGCCGCCGTAGCCGAGGTGGCTTTCGACGAGGTCGGCGCCCAGCCGGTAGCCGTCGACGAGTTCGCCCGGGCATACACGGACAACCTGGCGCAGCGGGAGCTTAACTCCTCCATTGGCCAGCTGCGGACGCTCATCGCCGAAACGGCTGTGGAGGTGCTCGAAGAAACGCTGACCACCCGCGCCGATGAGTGGGAAGAGAAACGACCGGGGAAGGTAGCCGCCAACGAGGTGGTGCGGGTGGCCGCCGGCGCCGCCCGATGGGCGTGGCAAATGGCCGGCGTTGGAACGCTCGTTTGGCGAGCGAACGCCGACGCATGCCCGCTGTGCCAGCGGATGGATGGCCGCAGGGTTCCCACTCGCGGCTACTTCCTCGCTCCCGGCGACAGCATTGGCGACGGCCCGGACCGGCTCGTTGCAACGGAGCCAATTGGTGGCCCACCGCTGCATGCCGGCTGCAAGTGTGACATCGTTCCCGGGTAAGGAGTGAACGCCATGAAGCTCGAGCGAGCAGTCATCAGGACGGAGGTCCGGGCCGCCGGCGAGGGCGAAGGCCTGCGAGTCGTCGGACTCGGCGTGGTCTATGACAAGTGGGAAGAGCTGTGGCCAGGCTACCGTGAGCGCATCCTCCGGGGCGCCGTCAAGCTGGCGCCTGAGGTGAAGTCGTATTTCAATCACGACCCCAACATGGTGCTGTCGACGACAGCCAGCGATCCGCCGCTGGTGGTCCGGGAGACGGACCAGGGCTACGAGTACGACTCGCCCATCCCGCCGACGTCCTACGGCCGGGACTTGATCGTGAACCTGCAACGGCGCAACGTCAAAGGTTCCAGCTTTACCTTTATCGTGCCGCAGGGCGGAGACCGTTGGTGGGAGGACGAGAACGGCGTGGTCCACCGGGAAATCCGGGAGCTGATCCTGTACGAAATCGGCCCGGTGACGGACCCGGCCTTCGTTAGCACGACGGCTGCCATCCGCTCAAGCCGGGAGGCATTGCTGCATGAGCGGCGGGCGGCACTTGTGGAGCCCGAGAAGCCTCTGCGCATTCCGGACCCGGAGGACGTCCGGCGACTGGTACGGCATGGGGAGCTGCGGGCCACCCTCTGACACTGGTAATCGCGGCTTACGCCGATTACACCGTCCGGGCACCGGCTGCACCATCGGGCGGCGCGGGCCCGGGCGAAGAGCAGCGTAACGTCACCATCGGGACGCGGAGCTGCTGGATGCAAAATCTGGCGCCCGCGCTTTTTTGTGCGCGGCGCGAAACGGGGGATGAGGACGATGTCTCTTGCGGTGGCAAAAGAATTGCGTGAAAAGCGAGCGAACCTCTGGAACCAGGCGAACGAGATCATCGAGCGGGCGGCGGCCGAGGGCCGGGAGCGCACGGCCGAGGAGAACGAGCAGATCGACCGCATCCACGACGAGATGGACCGCTTGCAGCGAGAGATCGAGCGGCTGGAGCGGCATCACGACCTGAGTCGCCAGCTGTCCGAGTCCGCCGGCGTTATCGTCGGGCTGCAGGACGGCGCCCAAGCCGCTGGGTACAGCGGCCGCGATATCGATTCCGTCGTGGACGAGGAGATCCGCCAGTGGCTCCTCAACGAAGACGAGCGCCAGCCAAAGCGCTTCCTGTTGCGCAACGCTTTCGCACCCGAACGTGAGCTGCGCCGGATGCTGCCCGAGCTGCGGGAGCAGCGCGCACTGGGCACCGGAAGCGGGCCGGCCGGCGGCTACACCGTGCCGCAAGGCTTCTACCGGGTGTTGGAGGACGCCATGTTGGCCTATGGCGGTATGCGCCAGGCTCGGACGACCATCCTGCGGACGGCGAGCGGTGAGCCGCTGCCGATGCCCACGGCGAACGACACCGACAACGAAGGCATCATCATTTCGGAGAACCCGAGCACCAAGGTTCCCGAGCAGGACATCACCTTCGGCCAGGAGACCTTGCGGGCTCATATGTACAGCTCCAAGGCGATCCGGGTGTCGTTCCAGCTATTGCAGGACACCGCCTTCGACCTGGCGACCTACATCGCGGCTAAGCTGGGCGAGCGAATCGGCCGCGTCACGAACCGGCACTTCACTGTCGGCAGCGGAACCGGCGAGCCCAAGGGCGTGGTCACGGCTGCCGTCGTTGGCAAGACTGCTGCGTCCGCGAGCGGCATCACGGACCTGGAGCTGGTCGACCTGATCCACTCCGTTGACCCGGCTTACCGGGCGCAGGCTGAGTTCATGTTCCACGACGACACCCTCCGGCTCCTGAAGAACCTGCGGGACCAGGAAGGGCGGCCGCTGTGGCTGCCTGGCCTTGCGGTGCGTGAACCCGACACCATCCTCGGTCATCGGTATGTGGTGAACAATCACATGCCGCAGATCGGTGCCGGGAACAAGTCGGTGCTCTTCGGCGACTTCTCCAAGTATTACATCCGGGACGTCATGGACGTCCTGCTGATCCGCTTGGACGAAGTCTATGCCGAGTACGGCCAGGTGGCGTTCCTGGCCTTCAGCCGGCATGACGGCACGCTTCTGGACGCCGGCACGCACCCGATCAAGGCGCTGCAGCACCCGGCGTCCTAAAGGATGGAGGAGCAGAAGACAGAGGGCGGTCCCGAGCGGCCGCCCTCTCTACCTGCAAGGGGTGACATCATGAGCCAGAAGCCGAAGAGCACGACCATGAAGGTCCGCATGACGGTCAGCAGCACCCTGGCCCGGGCCGGCGCCGTCATTGAGCGGCCCGAGGATGAGGCGAAGCGGTTGATCGCCGCGGGCTACGCCCAGCCCTACGACGACGGCCAGGAGTACGCGACCAAGGCGGAAGTGGCGGAGCTAGCCGAGCGGGTCGCAGCGCTGGAGGCGGCCGTCGCCGGCAAGGACGACAAGGACAAGCACAAGGAGAAGTAACCGATGCTCTCGCCCGATGCGTTGACCACTGTTCCGGCACTCAAAGCGGAGCTTTCGATTCCAGCGGAGGATAGCTCCAGGGATGAGCTGCTGGCCCGGGCCATCGAAGCGGCCAGCGACGCGATCCGCAGGTACTGTCGGCGGGATTTCGCCCGGCGGACGGTGACGGAGCAGCTGGTCGGCCACGGGACAGCATCGCTGATGCTCTCGCTTACGCCCATCGTCACGGTTGACTCCATCGAGTTGTACGGCGAGCCCGTCCCACTGGAGGACGTCGCCATCAACGCGAAGGCCGGTCTGATTACCCGTCGATACGGCGTATGGCCGGAGGCCGCGGCACCAAACGTCGTGGTCACCTATACGGGCGGCTACGTGACGCCGGCGCAGGCGGCCGCGGACTCGGGGCTGACCAGGGACTTGCCGCACGACATTGAGGCTGCCTGCCTCATCATTGCCGCGACCAGGATTCAGTCCATGGGGCAGCCGGTGGACGCCCAGATCCTCCAGGTGGAGCAGATCCGGGTCCACTGGTCTGAGGGTGGGCGGCAGGGCATCCCGCAGCAAGCCGCCATGCTGTTGGAGCCTTACGTGAGGTGGGCGTGATGGCCAATACCGGCGCCCGAGTGGTCAAGGACGTAAACCGAATCCCGAAGGCGCTGCACCAGCTGAATCGCATGCAGGCCCGGCAGGTCAAGGTCGGCATCTTCGACGACGCTCCGAAGCTGGTGGCCATCGGCGCCATGAATGAATTCGGGACCGACATGCCGGTGGACGCCGAGCTGCACCGTAAGCTGCGGATGCTGGCCCGGGAGCACGGCGCCCCGACAGATACGCTGCCGAAGGAAGGCGAGCGGCTGCGAATCCCGGAGCGGTCATTCCTTCGGGCGACGATGGACGAGAAGGAGGACGACGTCGTAGCCGCGGCGCCCGAAGAAATCGCCGGCACGATGCTAGGCGAAAAGGATGCCTACGAGGCCATGATAGCCCTGGGCAAAGAGCTACAGGAAGCCGTCATTGAGCGCATCCGCACGGGGACGGATCTGGCGCCGAATGACCCGTTCACCGTGGCCCTCAAAGGCCACGCCCGGCCGCTGATTGGCAAGACCGGCGTTCTGGAGACGACCCAAGGGATCCGGCTGCGGGTGGTGCGTCGCGAATGATGCGGCTCAACATGGGCTTTATGGCCCGGACCTTCGGCGAGCAGGTGGAGTTCACGGTCCCGGGGACGGGCGGGTACTACGACGATATGGGGCGCTGGGTGCCGGGCCAGCCGCCACAGACGGTTTCGGCCACGGCCACCATTCTGCCAATGACGGCCTATGACCTTCAGTTCTATGAGGGCGGGACGTACACGACTGAGGATGTGAAGGTCATCGTCGAGGGCGAAGTGGACCTGCCCATCGGGACCCAATTCCGACGGGACGGGGCCACGTACGAGCTGCGGGAACTCCGCAACTACGACCGGGTGGCCGACCTGCGGAGGTATGTGGCCAAGCGGCTGCGGGGGGGGTCGACATGATCGACATGGCGGCTCTCCAGACCCGGATTGTCACCGGACTGCGGGCACATCTGCAGCCGCTCGGCGTGACGGCTGTCATCGAGCGAGACCAGAACGCCCCGGCGCCGCCGCACCCGTTTGTGGGCTTCAAGTGGACCGCTATCACGCCGGAGCCTGGCTCATTGCGCCGCACCCGGGCGGTGGTGCCGGCGCAGGACCCCAAGTGGGAACACGACGTGCAGTACACCTACGTTCGCAACCCGGTCATGACCCTGTCCGTGACGGTGTTCGACAGGGACGGGGCACAGATACACGGCATCACCCAGGCGGCGCACGATTGGTTCAGCATCCCGGAGCTCGGCGGCGACTGGCTGCAGCCGACGGGTGCCGTTATCGTTGAGGTAACACCCATCACGGACCGGGATACGGTGCTGGACGAACAGATCGAGCGCAGGCAAGGCTTCGATGTGCGCCTGCGTGTCGTCGACATCCTCCAGGTGACGGTGCCGACGATTGAGCGGGTGCTCATCACGGGCATGGGCGGCGAGATCGCCCAGGAGATCCAACTGTAAGGAGTGATGACCATGCCGTTGACGGACGTGGAGATTGTCATCACGGACCAGACCCGGCCCCTCACACAGAGGGGCTTTGGTTTGCCG